ACAGATGAGGCATTAAAAGCTAATGCAGTTCATGCTCGTATGATTGCAAAGCAACATGAGTGTGCCGTATTCTATATGTCTCAACTATCTGCTGATGCAGAGGGTAAGATACTACTCAATCAATCTATGATGGAAGGCTCACGTACTGGTAAAGCTGCAGAGGCAGACTTGATGATACTCATTGCAAAGAATCCACCCAAGCAAGAAGATGGTGACGAAGAGGATTTGCAAAGACATCTAAACATTGTCAAGAATAAGTTGTCAGGTTGGCATGGAGTTATCACTTGTCAGCTTAATTACCAAGTTGGTAGGTATGAGGCATGAATGATTATCCTGATCTATTTGGGTATTCTAAACCTATTAATGAACCACAAAAGACTTATGTGTGTATCAAGTGTAACATAGAACAACCTGCTACTAATTTTTATGTTGTATTTTCTGGTGAGGTAAAGAGGACTTGTCAATCGTGTGTGAAAGGACATTTCCATACAATTAAAAGATTGCGTAAGGAAAATAAATATCCTAATGAAGACTACTGTTGTCCTATATGTAATCGTGACGCAAAAGAAATAGGTAAATATGGACAAGTTAAAATGTCTAAATGGGTTCTAGATCATTGCCACGATACCCAAACATTTAGGGGTTGGATATGTCATCATTGTAATACTGGACTAGGTGGATTTAAAGATGACTTGACAAAAGTAAAAAGAGCAGTTATATATTTAAAAAAACATAAGGAGAAAATGGATGAAATTAACACTTGATGTAGAAAATACAGTTACTACTAGAGATGGTAAGTTACACCTAGACCCTTTTGAAACTGAGAATGAGTTAGTTATGGTTGGTTGTTTGACGGATAAAGGCGAACAATATTTATTCAGAGAGAACTTTGAGGGAGTACAAGAACTTCTAGATCAAGCTACCATAATTATAGGACATAACATAGTACACGACTTAATGTGGATATGGGAATGTGGTTTTAAATATGAAGGTCCAGTGTTTGATACTATGCTAGGAGAATATGTATTACAACGTGGTGTAAAGAAAGCTCTATCTCTTGAGGCATGTGCTGAAAGATATGAGTTAGCTACACAGAAACAAGATACCTTAAAAGAATATTTTAAGAAAGGATTCTCTGTTGCTGATATACCACCAAATGAATTATCAGAATACTTGTCAGCAGACTTACATGCTACACAGCAATTGTCAGATGAGATATACAGAAAACTAAATACAGTTGAGTATGCTGAATTAATGGATACAGTTTTATTGACTAATAAAGTTGCGTTGACTTTAGCTAAGATATATCAAAAAGGTTTTGCTGTAGACTTAAATAAATTAGAGGAGGTTAGAGTAGAGTTTGAGACAGAAAAGTATGAGATAGAAAAACGTCTTAAACTACAAGTAAAGCAGTTGATGGGCGATACACCTATCAATTTAAATAGTCCAGAGCAGATGTCTTGGGTTATATATAGTAGAAAGCCTAAAGATAAAACTACTTGGACACATAACTTTGATTCATACATGAAGAAATTAGATTATATAGATGTAGTTAATCAAACATCAGATATTTTATACAAAACCATAGCTGTAAAATGCAAAGATTGTTTTGGATTAGGAACTATGAGAAAGGTAAGAAAAGATGGAAATCTTTATGTTAAACAACCCAAGTGTCATACTTGCAGTGGTACTGGCTACACTTTTAATAATAGCTCAAAAATAGCTGGACTAAAGTTCTCTGCACCATCTGCTAAATGGGTAAGTGCAAATGGATTTAGTGTTAATAAAAAGTTTCTTGATATTTTACAAGACACTGCTAAGAAATTAAATATGTCAGAGGCATTAAGTTTCTTATCAGATTTACAAAGATTGTCTGCACTTGATACATACTTGTCATCTTTTGTGCAAGGCATAAAGACTTATGTAAAGCCTGATGGTAAGCTACATGTAAGACTACTACAACACAGAACATCTACTGGTAGATTTAGTGGTGCTGATCCTAACATGCAGAACATGCCTAGAGGTGGTACGTTTCCTGTTAAAAAAGTATTTGTGTCACGTTGGGATAATGGAAAGATAATGGAGGCAGACTTTGCACAATTGGAATTTAGAGCCGCAGCATATTTATCACAAGATAAAGTCGCTATGGAAGAAGTGTCAACTGGATTTGATGTACATTCATATACGTCTAAAGTTATCACTGATGCTGGTCAGCCAACAAGTAGGCAAGAGGCTAAAGCACATACGTTTGCACCGTTATATGGTGCGACTGGGTTTGGGAGAAGTAAAGCAGAAGCCGCCTACTATGAACACTTCACAGAAAAGTACAAAGGAATCAAAGCTTGGCATACCCGATTGGCTAAAGAAGCTCTAGCAACAGGTAAGATAACTACACCATCAGGCAGACAGTTTGCATTCCCGGATGTACATAGATTGATGTCTGGCAAGATAACTAACTTTACACAGATAAAGAATTATCCTGTACAATCCTTTGCTACTGCTGATATAGTGCCTTTGATACTGATGTACATAGAGAAGAAGTTAGAACAATATCAGTCGTGTGTAGTCAATAGTGTGCATGATTCTATAGTGGTAGATGTACATCCAAATGAAGAGAAAGAAGTATTAGATGTTATAAAAATAACTAATGAGAATATGATATCTTTAATAGAAAAAGAGTTTAAATTAGAGTTTAATGTGCCATTATTATTAGAGGCAAAAATAGGTACTAATTGGCTTGACACTAAAGATGTTGCGTGATATAACTAGGCACTTATTGAAAGGAGAAAAAATAAATGAATGATTTAATTAATATAAATACAGATAGCTATGCAGATTTAGCTAAAGCTATGGGAATAGCTACAGAGGTTTCTGCAAAGCCAAAGAAGTCTGGTAATTTAAATAGACTAAGAATATGGCATACACCTATAATGGGTCAAGCTGAGATTAATGGTAAGATGGCTAATGTTGAAGTCATTGAGGGTGGAGCATATAGATTAGAAGTTGTAGAAGAAAGTGGTTCTACATTCTATTATGCTAAGAATATAAGTATTCGCCCATTTATGCAAAGGTTTATGTTAAGAAGATACATAGCCAATCTCAATGCAAAAGTTGGTGAACCAAAGGGTATGTTTCATAGAACTATTATGTCTGATAATCTTAACAGTGATTTGAAAGACAATACAGGTAGGTTCAACTGTGGTAAACCATCAGGTTACATAGAAGACTTCAAAGCATTAGCACCTGACATGCAAGACTTGATAAGACAAATCAAACGTGTGCGTGTTATCTTTGGTGTGGTTACTTTGGATGAGCCTACTGATGAGAAAGGACAACCTACAGAATTAGGTGATGTGCCTTTCATTTGGGAGATAGATAATAAAGATGCTTTCAAAACTTTAGGTGAGCAGTTTAATGAGTATGTTAAGAAGTCTAGATTGCCTATACAGCACATGATACATCTTAATGGTACTAAGGCAAACGAGCTACCTAATGGAAGTAGTTTCTATACTCCTATTGCCAACGTAGACTTCTCTGAAGCATTTGATGTTACAGAAGAAGATCAGAAGTTATTTGGAGACTTTGTTGATTGGATAAAGAACTTCAATGACTACATCTGTAAAGAGTGGGAAGAAAAAGTAGAGTCTAGGCAGAACCCTGTTTCTGAAGAAGAGATGGAAACTGTTGAGTCTTTTATTGACATTGAGGGTAATAGCTAATGAACCATGTCGCTGAACTGAAGTTGCACCAATATATGACTGATGCAGTCAATGGTAAATCTAGTATGTCAGATGAAATTATTCATCAAGTAGCCAATGATGTAAGAGATGCATTGCAACGTCAGTTTGGTGGTAAGGTTAAAAGAAAAGACTTTACCTTACGTATGTCAAATGTAGGCAGACCTACTTGTCAACTTTGGTATGAAAAAAATAAACCTGAGACTGCTTTACCTAAATCAAATAACTTTATGATGAACATGATGTTAGGAGATATAGTTGAGGCAGTCTTCAAGGGTTTGTTAAGAGCCGCCAAAGTAGATTATGAAGAGTCTGATACTGTTACTCTTAAATGCAAGGATGCAGAAGTATCAGGTTCTTATGACTTAGTTATTGATGGAGCAGTTGATGATGTTAAGTCAGCATCTGATTGGTCTTACAGAAATAAGTTTGAATCATTTGAAACTGTTAAAGATGGAGATGGTTTTGGATATGTAGGACAATTAGCTGGTTATGCAAAAGCAGCCAATAAAAAAGTTGGTGGTTGGTGGGTTGTAAATAAAGCTAATGGTCATTTTAAATACGTATCAGCAGATGGATTAAATTTAAAAGAAGAAATAGATAAGATTGAGAACACTGTTGCTACTGTAAACAACAATAAGTTTGAGAGATGTTTTGAGCCAGAGGAAGAAAAGTTTAGAGGCAAACCTACTGGCAATACAGTTTTAAATACTAACTGTAAATTCTGTGATTATAGATATGATTGTTGGGATTTAACTGATAAACCTGCTGTTATGTCTAAAGCACAGACACCTAAAATTGTCTCGTATATTCAACTAGGAAAGGAGTAATATAATGAGTAAATCACTAGATGAATTAAAATCTAATATTGAAGAAATGGAAAAGCAATTAGCTGATGCAAAAAAAGAATACCGTGAAATGCGTACAGCAGGATTGCGTGATGCTATGGAAGCTAGAAAAGTAGCTGATGAAGCTGTAAAAGAGGAACTAAAGAACTTAGGCTATCAAACTTCTTATAGTCCTTTCACGGGTATAACG